ACATCCCGAACCGACAAGCGAATATTCCCAGCAGGGCCGGCTATGACGCCGGATAACGACGCGGAAACAAAGCCACCAGCGCCCTGGGTTTGCACAACAGTTGAGGCGATGATGGATGCGCCATCCCAAAGCTTGACATAAAACGATGCCGCGCCTGACGCGTCAGTAAGCGTTACCGCCCCCGAAGCAAACCACGTTCCAGTTGTGCCCTGAGCCACAGAAGGCCCGTCAAAATATAACGCGCCGTTGTTCAACGCCACATTCACGCCAAGGGACGCCGTCAGTTGCGTTGCGGTCAGAAGAAACCCGTTCGCCACAAATGCCGTGGTTGCCAGTTTCGTCGAGGCATCCGCCGCGCCCGGCGTAGGAGCCGTCGGAACGCCCGTCAGATGCGGCGATGCCAGCGGCGCATACGTGGTCGAGATCGCAGCAATCGCCGCAGTGTTGGCGTTGATGTCCGCTTGCATCTGCGGTTGAGTTGATGACGCCGTGCCCGCGCCTGTGCGTGCCCATAGCGAGTGCAACAGCGCGTGCGAAACCGGGTTCATAATGCCCGTTTTCGGATCAACCCAAACCGTCTGTCGGTTGGGAAATTGTTGGTTCTGGCTGCCGCTCATGACCGGCCCGGTGTTGCGTTGACGAATGCGCCGTTAAGCGCGGTCTTGACCGGGTAGGACCAGAACAACTCAAACACGCGATCACGCGCCATGCCGAGCCGCTGAAACTGGATGGATTTGAGATATTCGCCCGCGCCGCCAAGGCTGGATTTGACCGGGTTAGACCAGCTGTAACCGCGTGTATCGGACCACCGCAGCCACACCTGAGGAGGCGCGGGGATGTCTTGCTCAGGACCGTAGCCAATGCCAAGCACGCCGCCTGTGCCGTCTCCCAGCGCGTCCGTTGCGCTTGTCCCGAGGATGCCCGGCCCGACGTTTGGTGATGTCCCGGTGCCGGTTGCCTCGCCAACTTCCATATCGGCTAGAAACTGGCTGTAGAACACGCGGTTTCCGCCGTCGCCCATGTGCGGAAAGCCACGACGCCGGATGATCGGCTGGCCAGCATCGGTGTAGGTATCGAGGTCAACCCGATAGAGCGCGCCGGTTTCCCAATCGATGCCGACGTTGACGCCGTATGCGTAGGCCATGCCGTTGACGCGGTGCCGGCGCTCGATGCCGTCGCTGTCAACGTAGCAGCGTTCATGCCAGAGGGTTGTCGTCTCGTCGTAAACCCAGGTCTTGTCAGCCGTCGGGAAGGTCAGGACGTAGAATTTGTGCCCCTCCTGCTGGTAGGTGTAGCCGATGGCGTCCGCAACGGTGGCATAGGACGCTATGGCGGTTTCGATTGCATGGGTGGACACCCTCGCCGCCTGATAACCGTTGCCCTTCAGGATGACATTCTGGCCCTGCAAGTTTTTCGACAGCCAGTAGATCGCGTCGCCCATTTTGGCGATGGAATACTTGGCCCCGCATCCGTGTTCGATAAACGCGCCCGTCATCAGCTCGAACGGAAACGAGGTGGCCCCCGAATTAACCCAAACCTCGGTAGTGCTTTCCCCGATCAGCCAAATCTCACGATGGACCACCACCGCCGCAACAAGCTTGTCACTGAAACCGATCTTGGTGGCCCAGTAGGTCGGATCAAACGTGTTTGAAAGCGCCAGGCTGATATAGTAAATGCCGGTGCCGGGCTTGTTGAAAATGAAGAACGTGTCGAGAAACTCTACGCGATCGGAGCCATAAAACACCGGATCGACGATCTGCGTAAAAGTGTCGGTGTAGAGGCCCACCGCATAGCCGTATGGCGAGCCGTCCACGAGGTCCAACGTAACGCCGTTGTCGGCCATGCTGACCGGCGTGGTGGCCGTCTCTAGCAACTGCCCTAGGACCGTATAGGACCAGTCAGCGCCGATCTTGTAGAGGTATTGCCCGATCACCGCATACAGCACATCGTTGGAGGCGCGGAACACGCCCCGGCCCGCACCAATCGGCGGATTGGATAGCGTCACCAGCCCCGGCGTTGGGTAGAACGTAAACGGCACCGGGTGGCCTTCGGGGTTCGGGCGCGGGAACAGGTTTAGGCAACGCTGGCAGCCGGCAATCAGGCTGCGGTCGGTGTAGGCCCCCGTGGTGAGCGCAACACGCGCCATCAGACGCCGCCGGTATAGATGTTGAAGCGCGCCCGAACCGGAAGGACGGCAACCGGCATCCGCAAGAGCGGGATCTGCGCATTAGCCGTGCGGATGGTTTCAAGCGCGGCTTTGGCTAGGCCGGCAATGGATGGATCAGGCGGCAGGCCGAACATGACGCGCGCCCGAACTGCGAGGCTCCACAGCAGCGCCTCTAGGTATTCGTTCGGCAGGTTGATGTCGGTCACGAGGTCGGGAAACTGCGTGAGCGTCTCTTTAACCGATACGTGCAATTCGCAATAACCCGAGGCCGGCGACGGCGACCAATAGAGCGTCCCAACCGGGTAGGCCGCGTCGTAAAACACATAATTAGGCGACGATGGTGCAACGAAAGCTTTGAGGCTGATCCGGTTGTAATCCTCGCGCGATTGCATGACCGCAACCGGGATGTCGGCTTGATTTGATACGGTTGACCCGAGGTAACGCGAAAATGCCGCCTCGATCCGGTCTGGCCGGGTAACGTCGAAATCTGCGCCCGTGCCGATGGTGTAGGAGGTCGCCCCCGTGGACGTTTTGAAGATGTCCACGAGGTGATAGACCAGCCAACGCCGCTTGTTCCACTGCGCCAACATCATATTCAGGTGCAGAAAAACGTCGTTGTTTTCTTCGTCGGACGGAGATTGCCCAACGCCGTTGACCCCAGCGTCACGCAGGGCGAGGCGGATGAGGTCAACGGGCTTCATGGTTGCGGCCTAGTTCGCTGCCAGACGGACAGCCAACTGAGGCCGGATAGCCTGATATCCATAAAGGACATCGAAGCGGCAAGGCATCTTGTCGTTGTTGATGTCATAGGCACGGACGAGGCGCATCGAAACGCCGTCCATCACCTTACGCGCCGCCATGTCCACACCCTGCGGCATGATCAAATCGGCGGTTGCGAAGGTGAAAGCGTCCTTGTGATAGGCCAGCGAGAGGCCCGACGCGGTGGACAGGGTGCCGGCGAAGGTGACAGCGCCGGCGTTGGTTGGCGATGCGCTCACGTTCTGCGTCGCACCACTGGTGACAATGGACGGCGAGATTGAAAGCGAAGTGCCGGCCGATGCCATAACGGCAGTCGCAACAAACTGCTGCAAGATGCCGGTGCTGACCTTGGTTTCCGGGTGCACGCGGAAACAGCCGGCGAGGGTAAACACGTCACCGACAGCGACCGCACCCGAGCCGGACTGCACGGTGATGGTCGCGCCGGTCTGGCCGGCGCCGTTGACAGTGTAGGCGGTGTTGGCAGCGCCGCGCGTGTAGCTGTTGAGGAACGTGTTTTCGGCAAACTCGAAACCCGCCGTCTGACCAAGCACGCCCTCGCGATACTGCGCGGAGATGTTTTTGCTGTCCTGAAACAACCCCTTGAGGCTGTCCACCATATCCACGTTGTCCTGCGTGTTGATGCGGCACATCAACTGCCCGGTCGGCGCAAGGTTGTCCCGCAGGATTTTGCGCGCCTGCAACACGTTCTTGAAGGTCTGCGCCGCGCCCTGGCCGTTCACCTGATTATAAACGCTGGTCGCCATGCTCAGCGCGTCCGCCTCGATGGCCGCGGCAAGCACCGCCATAGCCGGCTCAAGCACCTGCTGACCAAAGTCAATGATATTCATCGTCAGCTCGGCGCTGGTGAAGTTGACGTCAACGCCCTTTTGGGTCGAGACGGTCAGGGTCGTGGAAGTTTCCACCACATCCTGAGTAGCCAGCGCCTGGCCGGATCGAACGACGTATTGGTTCGGCAGCCGGATGCGCAAGGCGTTGCCGATTTTGGCCCCGCTTTGGGCAAACGAGTCATCGTATGCTCGGTTGATCGAGCCGATGAAGTTGAGTTTCTGATGCAGGATCGCCAGCGCCGCGTTGGTGATGACGCTGGAATTGAGAAGATTATTTGCCACGTGAAGGCTCCATCTAAGGGAGGAGCGCCGTCATCACGACGGTGCATCCAGAGGGTTGCCTAAGCCCTCGGGGATATCGAAAAGCGCGCTGGCGCGTGCCCTAGCCTCGCGTCCGCTTGTTCCAATATGATTGAAATTGCGCGGGCGACATGTCAGCAAGATCGGGATCAGCCGCCGCCTTGCTCGCCCCGATGGGACGGATGGGCGGCGGGGCTTTAGACACTGCCACTGGTGCGGGCTTT